AATCATAGAGCTGAGATTAAAGATAACGTTACGAAGAATAACGCTTTATATCGTCGGTTAGTAGGTAAAGAGCGATTTAGTTTAGAAGATGGTGGTTTGAGCATCGTGGTTCCACTGGATTACGCCGAGAATGGTAGCTACCAACGATTTAGTGGTTATGATCGTTTAGATATCTCACCTTCAGATGTTATTAGTGCGGCAGAGTTTCAATGGCGCCAAATCGCTATCAATGTTGTGGCTAGTGGTCAAGAGCTACGTACTAATAGTGGTAAATCTCAAATCATTAAACTGGTAAAAGCGCGTACTACCAATGCTATTAGAACTTTTAGAAATAACTTTAGTTCTGATCTGTATAGTGATGGTACACTGTCTAATCAGATTAATGGTTTACAAGCTTTAGTATCTGATGCTGGTACAGGTATTGTAGGTGGTATTGATTCTAGTACCTATACTTTCTGGAAAAGCAAGGTGCAAAGTGCTGCTGCTCCATTACAAGGTGGTGCTGGTATTACCCCAGGAGCTACTACTATGGAATCACTAATGCAACCGCTTTGGTTAGCTTTGGTTCGGGGTGATGATAAACCTGATCTGATTGTTAGTGATAATACCTACTTTACATTCTATGAAATGGGGTTAGTGGCTAATAAACGCTATACTAATACAGAGAATGGTAATAGTGGTTTCACTGAGCTTAAATACAAGTCTGCTGATGTAATCTTTGATGGCGGTAGTGGTATTCCAAGCGCACATATGTATTTCTTGAATACTGACTATTTTAACATCACAGCGCATCGTGATGCAGATTTTGTAGAGTTGCCAGAAGCTAGACCTACTAACCAAGATGCAGTTATTATGCCATTTATCTGGATGGGTAACTTAACTATTAGTAATAGATCGCTGCAAGGTGTTTTGAAAGCCTAATAGTTAGTTAAGATTATAGTTATATTTTAGGAGTAATAATATGTCAACTAGAAATTGGAATATACTGTCGAATTATCCAGGTTTTCAGCCTATTGAGGATACTTCGACTACCCAGCAACATGAGTTAGGTACTATGGTACAAGCTAAACATGCTACCTATGGGGTTACTACTTTTTGCTACGGTAAAGGTGTAGCCAGCACTGCTCAGTATGATATGTGCATGATTGATAACTACGGGGCTTTGACTGTGAGAACTGTAGCTGCTACTAGAGGTCGTGTAGGTGTAGCTATGAGTGCTAATGTAGCTGGTCAGTATGGCTGGTATGCGGTAGAAGGTGCTGTACCTGTTAAAGCTGGTACTGTAGCTGCTCAAGGGCAAGTATTTAGCACTGCAACTGCTGGTACTGTAGATGATGCTTCTGTAGCAGGTAGCATGATTCAAGGTGCTACATTTAAAACAGCAGATGGTACACCAGCAGCAGGTTATGCTGTAGTATCACTGTCCTACCCAAGTATGTGTGGAGTTCCTGCTTAATACTTGGTTTTTTAAGATGGGGGAGCTTAGTTTAGTCCCCCACTTCCTATTTAAAGAGAGATTATTATGGACATTAAAGCTGAGTTACCCCCATTTGTAGAATTTGAAGAGCAAGAGATTGAAGATAGAGCCGCTACTTTAGAAGCTGGTGAGTTTGTAGGTATTCCGGTAGATATGATTAAAGTTCATCCCGCTGGCTCTAAAGACTGTGTTATTAGAAACTATCAAGAATGGTTAGCTCAAAAAAGACAAGATGCTAGTGAAGGTAGATTCCCTAAGTCTCATCTTTTTATGATTCAAGAGCAATACCAAGCTTGGAAGAATGGTGTACCTAAGCCTACTTGGGGAACTCCTCTTAAAGACTGGAAACATTCTACTCCACAATTATTAAAAGCTATGGGTGCTGTGCATATTTCTACAATTGAAGAATTAGCATTGGCTAATGAAGAAACTATTAAGCGGTTAGGTATGGGAGCTAGATCGTTGAAAGCTAAAGCAGAAATGTTTATGCGTGGTGAGAGAATCCCTGATGATGTAATGTTTAACTCTAGCGAAGTTTCTGCTAAGATAGCTGGCATTACGGATGAAGATTTGAAGTTAGATTTATCCGATGAGCCTAAGAAACCTAAAGCTGGTTTAAAACTACAACCTACTGCTTAATATAAATTATTATGAATCTATTGCAGATCGTACAAGAGTTTTGTAAAAGAACTGGTATTAGGCAACCTAGTGCTGCTATAGGTTCTAATGATTTACAGGTATTGCAGCTAGTAGCTATTCTGAATGAAGTTTTAGACGATCTATCACTAAATCATAGTAGATTTGTAGAGCAGGTATTAATAAAAACTTGGACTAGCACAGGTGTAGAAAGTCAAGGCACTATGTCTAACCTGTTTCCAGGTTTTTTATGGTTTATGCCTAACTCATTCTATGATAGAACTGCTGTAATTAATGTTAGAGGCCCGTTAACACCTAATGAGTGGGAACGGCTTAAAGCTTTAGCAGCTTATAGCTCTGTATACCCTAGTTATAGGATTATAGATGGTGAGTTACATTTATACCCGGTAGTTATTAATACCCACACATTAGCGGTAGAGTATAAAGCTAATTATGGTGTTAAGGATGTTAGTAATAACCCTAAGCAATATTTTACCGTAGATACAGATACTTGTATAGTTAATGATACTATACTGTTATTAGGGTTAAGGTATTTCTGGAAGAAAGAGAAAGGCATGAACTATGCAGTAGAAGCTGCCTTATATGCTAGGTCTTTAAGATCACTAGGCTCACAGGCAGGTCAAATGACTCAAATAGATATGGGCGCAGAAGTTAATTCTGTTAAACCGGGTATATATATTCCTGATAGTAACTGGCCGGTAGGTTAATATGCAATCTAAAACTAAGATAGTATCAGCACCTTTAGGTGGCTTAAATGGTTTAGACAGTATAGCTGATATGCCAGCTAAGGATGCTATTATACTAGATAACTTTTGGCCTACTCAAGCAGGTTTAGCGGTTAGGAAAGGATGGGAAAACTTTGCTAGTGTACCGGCAGATACCCCACCTGGCAGTCCTCATGATGTTAGAGCTTTATTAAGCTATACAAGTCCTACAGGTACTAAGAAGCTATTTGCAGCAGATCAAACCGGTATATATAATATTACTAGTGGTGGTGCTGTAGCAGTAGCAGATATAGCTTGTACTGATGGGGCTTATCAGTCAGTTAATACATCTACAGCCGGTGGTAACTTTATGTTGGCTTGTAATGGTGTAGATAAGCTAATGCTATATAATGGTACTGCTTGGGTAGCTATGGATGGTGTATCTGTACCTGCTATAACAGGCATAACTTCTACAGATTGTAGTTATCTACATGTATTTCAGCAGAGAGTTTATATAGCCTTAAAAGGTTCTTTAAACTTTGCATATCTAGGTGTTAATGCTATATCTGGTGCGGCATCAACCTACCCATTAGGAGCAGTATTTAAGAGAGGTGGGTCTATATTATGTATTGATAGCTGGACTATTGATGGTGGTAATGGTATAGATGATATGATTGTATTTATAACTACTGAAGGTGAGGTAGCTGTATATAGCGGATATGATCCTAGTAATGCTGCTACTTGGTCTCTAGTAGGTGTATATTATATAGGTAAGCCAGTATCTAAGAATTGTACTGCTAAGATTGGCGGCGATTTGATGATACTTACTACTAATGGATTATTTCCATTATCTAAGGCCCTTAGTAATGCGTTATTTGATAGAGCTGCTGCTATTAGTTATAAAGTTCAAAATACTGTACAGAATTATATAGAAGTAACTGGTGATAGTTATGGCTGGCAAATGATACAGTACCCTGGGCCGGGGATGTTACTTATTAATGTGCCTTATAAACTAGATAGTGCTAGTAACTATATATACTCGTATCAGTTAGTAATGAATACTACTAGTATGAAGTGGGCTAGATTCACTGGTATGTCTGCTGAAGCTTGGGCAGTACATGATGGTGAGTTATATTTTGCATGTCATGATAAGATATACAAAGCTTGGACAGGTAGTACAGATAATAATGGTAATATTATAGCTAGAGCTAAACAAGCCTTTACTACATTAGGGAGTAACCAAAGTAATAAGCATGTTAAGATGTTAAGACCTGTATTAACAGGTAGTGCTTCAGCTAACTTCTCAGCTAGTTTAGATACTAATTTTAGCACAGACGCGCCATTACAGTATACTTATATAGGTAATACAGCAGCTTCATTATGGGATGTAGCTAAGTGGGATGCTAGTGTGTTTTCAGGATCAACTACTACTATGGATTGGGTAACTCTAGGTAATGTGCCTAGTATGTATTATTCTCTAAATTTGAAGATTGAAACATCTAGCCCTGGTGTTATTTGGGTATCTACTCAGTATTTATATGAACTTTGTGATGCAGTATTATGAGTAAACATCAATATACAGTTACTATTGAGGACTATTTAAAGTCTTATGAAGAGCTAAAAGTTCTTTATAAACAGTCTTATGAGTATCTAGTTGCAAGATATGCTGAGAATGGTAGAATTTACCCAGAATACAATCCCTGGTTAAGTGCTTACAAAGATTACTACGATTCTGGTGCTTTAGTATTATATGTAGTTAGAGAATCTGATAAAGCTGTAGGATATTGTATGATGTACTTAACCCAGAATATGCAGAACCGGGAACTAATATCTTGTGAAGAAGGTT